AACCGTGCTCCATGACGATTTGTTTATTAACTCTAAATCCTTGGAGTTCAAGGTGCCCCATCGCACACGGGCAAGTTGTCTTTTCAATAAGTTTAAGAGTTTTTGCTTCATTTTCTTGATTAATCCAAGGTATAAAAAGTGTAGGTAACTGACCCAACATTACTTCTGTTGGTTCTGAATATACGGTCACATTATTATATTCGCGAAGCAACAAATCCACAGCATTTACTTCGTTTGTATTTTTATAATATGCAGTATGATTTCCAACAATAGTATGAACCTTTACACCCATTTTTTCTAGGGTATCGTAATAATGATTCTTTGCCCAAGAAAGAGCAGAAAAATCAATACCTTTACGACTGTCAAAAGTATCACCCATGTCAATCACTGTAGTAATTCCTTCCTCTAGTAAGGTAGGAAAAAACACATTATTATAAAACTTCAGAAAATAATCATGAAAGAGTTTAGAATTCTTTCGTGCTCCGAAGTGCTGATCAGTGATGATTGCGACTTTCATTCAATAACGAAGTTTAGAATGGACATTATCCTTGATAGAATTATAGTCGCTATAGTTGGATCCGTCAAGGCTGTTGTCGTCAAATACTTCAGAAAATCCAGAACGCTCAAGGATTTTGTTTTTGATTTCTAGTTGACGCTTTTCTCTTTGAATACGGCGAAGAAAAGCATAGTGAATGATTTGAGTGAAATAAGCAAAAGGATTCTGTGACTTCTCTGGATTAAAATTATGAATGTACTGAACACAATTCTCAATACCGTCAGAAATCATGTCCTCTTTGAACATGTAATTGACAAAGTTTGGTTTGAATGATAAGTGATTAGCGATCTTCAGAAAACACTCTCCAATGTAGCGGGGAATAGGAGGTTTTGGTTTGCCCTGAATCAATGCAATTTCTTTATCTTCACGATACTTAATTAGAGCGGCAAGAAACTCTTTGTTATTAACGTAATGCTCTGACCTCTTTCTCTTGGTCATAACTGCTGTGCTTATCATTAGTTTAACTCATAATATGTATGAATTATACCACTTTTAGAAATAGTTGACAAGGCATTTAAAACTTGATACAATTACCTTTGTGGAGGTTAAAAAGATTAGCTTTAGCTATTTTTATAAAGCTTCTCTAAGATCTCTTTAGCATCATTGACATTGGATATGTATCCCATCTTACGACTTATCTTAGATTGATTATCTTTTTTCTTATAAGATTGTCTTAAATAAGATTGGTACATCATAATCATTTCTATATCTGAAGATTCCGAAAGAGTAAGTACATCTTCAAGATTAAGAATAAACATATCTTCAGTTGTTGTTTTTAACCAAGGTTCTAGTTTGTATCCAACAACTCCCATTCTACCCTTAACTTCAGAAACAATAATTGGATTAGAAATAATCAATATTGTTCTGTCATCTTCTTCTGATGCAGCAACCTTACAGAAGATTTCCTCTCCGGATTTTAATTTAACTGTTGCATAAAAATCATCTTCTATCATTTCTTTAATTGAATAGTGATTATTTCATAGTTGAAGTTCTCTTCATTATAGATTTTAATTCTTTCAATGAGGTGATTTAGAGTATAATTTTTTCTTGAGTTATGTGTACAATCATCAGCAATATCATAAAGTGTTGCTTTTACTTTGTCCTTTCCTTTTCTAAGGACTCTTCCGATTGATTGGAGATTTCTAACTCTTGATTTACTAGGGGAAGCAAAGATAACGTTATGTAGATTTCTAATGTTAATACCAGTAGAAAAAGTACCGTAAGAAGCAACGATGATGGCATTATTTTCTCTCTCAGTAATTTCTCTAACTAATTCTCTCTCTTCAGCATCAACACCACCATGAACAAAAAATACTTTACGTTCATCTTGCTTTTGACTATTTATCTTTTCGTATAACACTGCTCCATGTGCTTCTACTCTACTAAAAAGAACAAGAGTATTTCCTTTTAAGTCAAGTGAAAGATTGGTGATAAATTTATTTCTTTGCTCATGAGAAATGAGATACTGTATTTCATCTTCATAAGTTTCAAACTTTTGCGGTGAATGCTTAAGAACAATACACTGAATATCAAGTTGTGATAAGTGACCTTGTTTCATCAACTCATCAGTTCTTGTTACTTTATATGATGGACCAAATAAACCTTCCAAAACCCATTTATGAGTTTGAGTTCCGTCAAGAGTTCCTGTAAAACCAAAACGATATTTTGCATGATGAAGTTTTGTCATAATCTCAATAAGAGATTTGGACTTGAATAAATGTGCTTCATCGCCTATAATTACGCCATAGTCCTCAAAGAATGAACGTTCTAGTTTGTATACAGATTGCCACGTTGTAATTGTAACTGGAAACTCATTTGTCTTCTCTCTACCCGAATAGATACGGTGGCAATATGTATCAGCATCCCAACCATAATCAAGGAAGTCCTTATACATCTGCTCTACCAGAGATGTCGTTGGAACGACTAAAAGTATTTTTTCGTTCTTATCTACATAGTATCGCACTAAAGAATAAATCATCAGAGATTTGCCTGATGCAGTGGGACTTATCAGTAGCTTTCGATTATGTCTTAATGCATCGTATACTCCCTCTATTTGATACTGTCGTGGAGAATGAGAACAAATAGATTGCATATAATCTTTGACACCTTCGTATGAGATTAACTCATTAACCTCAAAAGGTTGTCCGTAAAATTTATTTTCTTCAAACTTATAAGAATATCCGTACTGCTCACAAAAATTGACAATCTTATCCAGCAGTCCAACATAGATCTGTTTGGACCTCATATCATATAGATGAATTTCTCCATTCCAATTCCTTCCACGGTATTGGGGCATAAATTTTGCATTGGGAACCTCAAATTTGAAATGATCTCTCAGTTCATATTCAATGTGAGGTTCTGTATTTATTTTTAAAAAAACTTCGTTTGATTTGGAAATAACAAGATCGGTTGTATTCACGATGACCCATTCATCTGTGAATATTTATTTACCCCAATCCAGCGTTAAATCTCATAAATTCAATAGCATTTTTAATCTGATAAGTTCTATTTTGAACCATCTTCAAAATACTTTCAATATAAACAAGCATTGTATCGTAATAATCAATCTTCAAACAAACTGTAGAAAGTTTCTCATCCGCATCAAGATATTTTTGCATCGTGTCTTTATCACGAATCTTTTTGGGGAATGGATTATCTACATAAACTTCTGGATCTGATTTTCCAGAATAATATTCATATCTTTCATGGCGAATATTTTTTCTTTGCTGCTCTGCTTTTTTTCTTAGAAGAAAAATTGTATTATATAAATCAAAATATTTTGCATGAAGAACAGGGATATTTGTGGATTCACTATGAAGATTATCCATATCTATTTTTGAATCCTTTTCCCACATTTCTTGAATAGTATCAAGATCAATACTCATAAGCGGTTGCCAGAAAGGTCTGTTATATTGTAAATAGTATACTTGAAAGTAACGTCTGCTGTAAAGTATTGAATATCTTCGCTAGTAGCATCAAATTGTAGAGTTGATAATGAGTATGGCCACATGTCTTTAAATGTTACTTTAAAGTTTGGATTTTCTTTACTTGTCAAAACTTGAAGGGTCCCATCTGAATACAAGTTCATTTGGGATTTGTCTGGTTGCTGAAAGACTGGATTTGATGTTTGAAAATCGTAAATCTCTTGCAAACTTTCTGGATATCCTAGTCCTCTTATCCAGTTATAAATTTCCATATAATTCTCAAGATTTTCATCTACTAAAAATCTTAAACTGAAATCTTCAAAAACTATTTTATCTCCGGGCGTGTCAATATCTTTTAGATAGTTAGTTTGAACAGCAACACCAAGAGTCATTGATGGAATATTAGCACTATTGCCAAAAAATGCAACTTTTGGTGCTCTATTTAAAGTAAACTTAAATCCAAGTGGAGATAGAAAGTTTCTATTTTCTATCTGTTTATCGAAAGGATTTGCGACCATTTTTTTAATTATTTAGATAAAAAAAGGGAGTCCCTAAGGACTCCCCAGAATTTATGTGAATAAAATCACATGAGGTTCTTAACAGCAACTCTACGATAGTAGCGGTTGCTATTGAGATTAAGAGCACCGAGACCCTGATTGGTTCCTTCCGCAAATGGGTTAGCGACCATGCCGTAGCGGGTCTTAAATCCGATTTTTGGCTGGAAGCTGTTCTCGCCAACGGCACGAACCATCTGGAGAGGAACGTATGGGCAATAGAACAGACCTGCATCATAAGGAGAAGAACCCTTATAACCAACAACGTAGTATTGGTTGCCAGGAGTGGTGTTGCTGCTGGTGAGGTTAGCAGCATATGGGTCAATATAAACTCTGAATTTGCCCATTAGAGTACCAGCAAAGGTGTTGCCGGTGTCATCAACAGACAGATTAGCGTTCAGTGCAGGGGTGTAATCAAGAACACCTGCCATGGTGAGTGCCGAAGCAACGTCAGCAGAGCAAAGGATCATGTTGCCCTTTCCACGACGAGTTCTCTGAGCGATTGCGTTAGCATCACGCTCAATTTGGAACAGAAGACCCTTGAACTTCTCAACTGACCAACGACCGTTGGAGTCAACATCAAGGT